GATTAAAATTGAAAGTGAAAGAGCCTCTCGTAATCTTGCAGAGATTTATGGAGAACCTTTATGGTGCGCTGGTACTGGTATGCGAAATACTCATCTTCGCGCTATTGCTCCTACCGTTAGTAATAGTAAGTTGTCTGGAAACATATCGCCAGGAATAGAGCCTTGGGCTGCGAACGTTTTTACAGAGCAAAGCGCTAAAGGTACTTTTATCAGAAAGAATCCTACATTAGAAAGGATATTAGAAGAACATAATTTGAATACAAATGAAACATGGAATAAAATATTGGCTGACGGAGGTAGTGTCCAGGATATTACTGCTTTGGATAGTATCAGTATGGGTCATGACATACCAGTTAAAGAGGTTTTTAAGACGTTTAAAGAGATTAATCAACTGGAATTAGTTAATCAAGCAGGTATAAGACAACAGTATATAGATCAGTCTGTTAGTTTAAACTTAGCTTTTCCTTCTGAAGCTACGCCTAAATGGCTTAATAAAGTACATATGGAAGCCTGGAAGAAAGGAGTTAAGACTTTATATTATACTAGAACTGAAAGTGTCTTACGTGGAGATATTGCGCAGCAAGCAATGAATGAAGATTGTTTAGCTTGTGATGGCTAAAGGCTAAAAGTTATAACTTTTTAATACATAAAAAAACCGCTGGTAATTAATTTTACTAGCGGTTTTTATTTGTAAAGTTCCAACGAGCATTGGTACCTCTAATATCTACATGTGTGAACGAATTGTATCTACCAACTCCTCCTTTTGTTATAGTTTCAGTTTTCATTAAGTCTTCAACTAAATCTGCTACCTCAGCTGGTTCAATACCTTTTATATTTATATCAGCAGCTTTGCCTTTTAAATGTTGCGATGATTTGACTCCTCCGATAGAAGCGTTATGCTCAGAACATCTATAAGCACTATTTGGCGTAAAGCCTACACCAACTTTATCTCTAATTACTTGTAAGTCTTTAGCTAATTCTTCTACGTTTTTTTTAACAAATTCAGGCATATCACAACCACACTTACATTGAAATTCGCTAAGGTTAAAATTCTTAGTTAATTGCATTATCTATTATTTAATTTATTAAATATTTTTAAAAATTCTTCTTCTGTAACTTTGAGTTTAAAGTTGATACCAGCTGACCATTGGTAAATTGGTTTTTTGTTTTTTATTAAAACTAAAACAGGCACTGATTTTATTTCTTTTTGAAATTCTTTAGATTGATCTTCAAGCCAACCAAAATCAATTCTTATTCCACCTAATTTTTTTTGTGGTAAGTTATTTTTAGCGTTCCATTTAGCATTTATCTCAAGTAGTTCAAATTCTTGAGAGTAGCAACTAATAGTTGCAAGAGCAAATAATATAATTAAATTAATTTTCATTGCATTTATTTTTGTATTATTTTATATAGTTTTTCGTCTATTTTATCTAATTTCTTACTGTTTTCTTCAACTTTTTGCTGAGTATTCATAATAGTTTCTCTAACAAGACGATCTTTTAAATCATATTCAGTTCTTGTTACAGGTGGTTCTGGTAAATCTTTTGCTAGTTCTATATCCGATTTTAGTGTAAAATAAATTCCTACCATGGATACTGTGAAAGTAATAACTAAAACTATAGTTTTTATGTCAAGAATTAGTTCTGTGTTTTCGCTTATTTTTTGAGGCATTTTATATTGTTTTTATATTACTTTTTATATTTACTTACTCTTCCTTTAGTATTTTTTTCTTTTTGGCCTCTTGCTTTCTCAGCAGGAGTAAGTTCACCCCAAGTAGCAGGTGTATCTTTAGATATTCTTTTAGTTGGTCTAAATGTATTTTCACCACCACTATAATCTTCTTTACCTTTTGGTGTTTTCCATTCTTCTTCAAACCAGCGTTTAAGATTTTTAAATGGAGATGGTTTTAATTTAAATGCCATACTATTTAGACTTATTTCCCCAGTTAGCAGCACCTACTTTTCTACACTTAACTAAAGCACCGCTAGCATAAGCTGATGGCCATTTTTTATAACGACTTTTTACTTTACCGTAGCAAGCATCTTTTTTTTGAAAAGGAGAACTTTTGCGGTTTTCGGTTTCTGCATTGCTTCGCTCTATTGCTCGTTGCCTCTGTCTTTCTTTAGTTGGATTTGATTGAACTCCCCGATCCTGTAATTGCTTCTTACGTTCCTTGTTTGAAGAGTTGAAAGTGTTTTTATTTTTTTTTACCTTCGCAGGTGATCCTATGTGATAACCTTTGTTCCCTTTAGCCCCTAAACCTTGAAGACCTATTTTTTTAGCAGGTGATTTATCACATCCGCAATCAGATTCTTTATTACTATGAGTTAAGTTTTGTATTTTAGATGTAAATGGTTTCATAAATATATATATTACGTAATTGTTAGTCTTTCTTACCCCACTTTCTACTTTTCCATTTAGTAGAGCTTCCAAATTTTGATTTCTTTTTCTTTTTATCTTTACTAGTTTCTACCATTCCAACATCCCATTGACTGTAACCTAACATTAAAGCTATTGATTGCCAGTACTTAGTATCGTTATCTAAAGCGACTCTTATGTTGTCAGCTTTTCTAATAGCTCTATCTAAAGGTATATTAGTTGCAGCTGAAACAATTTGACCAGTAGCGTAATATGCAGGGTTATCTAAACCAAAACCTTTCATCTTCTCTCTAGTAGTTTTATAACTAAAAGCTCTACCTGCAGACATAAGTTTTCTCATTTTAGAATCAACCGGTGGAGATATACTTAATGCTCTTTGCGCTGCTACAGTAAAATCAGGTCTGTCTTTATCAGATTGTTTTTTAACTTCTATAGCTATATTCTTAAGAGTAGAAGCAATAGCTCCGTAAACACCAACCCCTCTTAATATAGAGTCAAGCATAGAGTTAGCCATTTGAATTTCTTTATTGTTTAACTCTTCTTCGTCATCTTCAAACAGTGAAGCAAATAATGCAGATTGTAATGCTGTAAATATAATATTCTGAACAGCCATATAATAAGCTATCTTTGTGATATTAGTTTTAGCATCTCCACGTCCATTCTTAAGATCTAAGAAAGCTTTTTTAGTCAATCTCATATATTGCATAGGAGTGTTTGCAAAAGCTAATACAACACGTCCTAATGGACTCGCTTGCTGTTGACTGATTCTATCAGGTCTACTTGACTGTTGGCTTTCTTCTGCAATCTCTTGGAAGTCTAATAATGCTTGTTCCATTGCTGCATCATCTGTTAATGAAGGATCAGCTTTCTTTAAGGATTTAAATCTGTTCCTAACAAATGAAGCACCGCCTAAAGCAATAGCGAAGCTATCAGCCATTTGCGTAGGTAAGAATCCCATCTTTAATAAAGAAGCTTTTACAGCACCAGCTTTATTAGTAGCGGTTTCTGCAGCACTTGCAATATCATCGGCATTTATATCATTCTTTAAACCAGAACGTCTTTGTTTTAAGAAATCTGAATTAAACAACATAGCAAAGTCAGACCAAAATTGTTTTTGATTTGCAAAAGCTTTACCTGCTTCAATAGGATTATTATCTCCCCAATTTATAAAGTTAACTGTTGACAATGTTTGTAATAATGCTGATCTTGTGTTGAAGAACATTATAGTACCTACAGAATCGTTAACCCAGTTCATAAACTTATTAGTTAACTTGTTGCTACCAGAAGGGCGGTTCCTACCACTCTTCATCCTGTATAGCATATCTTCCATAGCTTCTACGTAGTTATCTCCAAAGGCTGCTCTTAGTTTGTTTAAGTTATCTTTAGAAAATATTTCATCAACGTTTTCTTGCCACTCTTGTAAGAACTCAGCTCTTTTAGTGGTGTTAATCATATTGATGGCATCAGTAGTAATAGTGCCCGCTAACCAATCATTTTGAGGTTCTGGATATTTACCTAATGCTAAATCTAACTTTTTAGCAAATTCTACTAACTTAGGACTTTTATTAACAACGTTTATTAATTCTGTTTGGTCTTCTTTTGTTAATCCTGGAATATCAATACCTTGTTTAGCCCATAAATAAACTCTTACAGCATCTTCATTAGTAAAACCAGTTTCGTTTATTTTCTTTAAGCCAGCTGGTATGTTTTTTATACTTTTCTTAAGGTTTTTTACAATTAAAGCCGCATTTTCTTTATAGCTTTCAAAATCTCTTATGCCTCTTGAAAAAGGATCAAATAAGTTTTCTTTAAACCAAGCTTGCTGTTGATTACCTTTATCTCCTTTACCTAGTAGTTTGTATAATAAACCAGCAAAATCATCTGCTGACGGTGGTATAAAGAACTTAAATCTGCCTTTACCTCTAGCTAGCATTTTACCTTTAGCTTCAGATATTATTTTCTTAGCTTTAATACCTGTAGATTCCTCTATAATATTATTAAAATCATCGCTTAGTGGTACTTTAGAAAACTGTTGAGGCCCTTCGGATTCAGATATTATTTTTGTTAGCTTCTCAATACCTTCTTTTGTACTTAAGGAATTACTTTTCTCATTAATAATTTCTTTAAAATTAGGAAATAATCTAAAATATACAGTTTCTGAGGATATTACGGGTCTTACTACATTGGTTATTTCAGCTTTTAAGGAGTTATAAAACTTTGAAGCTTTAGAATCTTTACCTATAGCGTATGCTCCATGAGCTCCTATTTCTATTAAATCAACACCTTTGTATAAGTCTTCTACAATAGTATGATCTGAATCGTATGAAAAATACCCAGCATTACCGTTGTTTTTGTTTTTAATCTCGTCCCATAACGTCTTACCTTCTATAAGCTTATTGTTTAATGTGGTTGTTTTAGGAAACTTTATATGTCCACTTCTATTGAGCCCTATTTTTGGACCTGTTAGTTTTTTATTTAAATCATTTATTATTTCTACTACGCTTTCTAAGTACTTTTTGTTATTGTTTATAGACTCTAATAAAGCAATAGTATTACTCTCACTTATTTTTTTAGAAAGCTTCAATGTTTCTTTGGTAAAGTTTTTTAGTTTAATTTGATTATTTTTAACTTCAAATAAGCTCGCGTTTAAACTACCAACTTGGGCTTTGTTGTTAAGTTTTACTTCTACTTTAAACTCAATTCCTTTAGGTCCTTTTATAGTTAAATCCCCTTTTTTTCCTGCTATGTAGTCTACTTTGAATCCTTTTCCTAGCTTACTCAACGATTCTCTTAATGCTTTTTCATACTTAAAACCATTATTAGAGCTTTTTATATCTTGCATCATAGCTATAATACCCTCGTGAGTTACTTCAGATAAAATAGTATCTTGTGTAGCTGTATCTGTTATTTTTAAATCTTCTAAATATTTTTTTGCTTTACTACTAAAGACACCTCCAAAATTTATCATAATATCAAATAAACTCTGTATATCCTTCGATCCTAATCCATTTTTAATAAAGACTTCTTTGTTGGCTTCTAAACTAAATTGTATCTGCGCCGCTCCCGCTCTAATATCTGCTTTTTGCTCACTTGTTAATTCAGCTAATTCTCTTATTGCAGTGTTAGTAGTAATTTGACCATACAATCTAATAAGAGCTAATATAGTCTGAGCTCTAGGATCTTTTCCTGTAATCTTAACTAGCGTTTCGTCTTTGTTAATACCAAAAGCAGCATAAAAATCTTCTTTAGTAATATTTCTTTTAAGATTAAACGGTATTAAACCAGCCCCTTTAGAAGTTCTTTCTCCTTTATCATAAAATGCTTGTTGTAATTTTCGAGGAACACCTACTCCTGTACCTATTAATTCTTCTCTAGCTGTTTCTCCCTCCAGTATTGCACCTTCGGGTAGCATAGATATGAACATGTCTGCATGCTTTATAATCAAACGCTGCATATAAGGTATTTCTTTTGTAGCTAAGTTAGCTGCAGAAGTTGTAACCTTTTTAACCGTAGTCCTCCACCAATCAGCAGTAATATCCGGAGCCATGTCTTTTAATTTAGCAAAAGACAACGCACTAAAGTCTTCAGAAACCATATCAGCTATAGCTTCACCAACGGCTTCTGTATAGTCTTTAGATCTTTGCGGCCCTAATATTATTCTAGGGTCCACTAATTTTTTCTTTCTATTTTCTTCAGAACGAATTTCGGTCATTGTTGTTTCAGGATCGTAATCTGAAGCAATCTGGATAGTTCCTTTACCTTCGCTATCTACAGCATCTAAACTAGCTTTAATAGTAGTTTCAATACCTAGACGTTTAGCTAAATCATTTGCTCTTAAATAACCTCTATTTACTAAGAATTTTTCAACATCTTGAGTTCCGTTGTATTCATTAACAAGCATTGCTTGAAGATCTGATCGCATAGAATCTTGATAATCTTCTCTACTAACGTTTCTTTTTTGATCCGGAGCAATTGGATCGTACAATGCTTTTGTTCTGTTGGTAACAATTTTTTCTATAACTGGCTGCACAGCTACTAAAACTTTTTGTTCTAAACGCTCTTGTTTACCACTTTTCATAAACTCTTTACCAAACTTAGCTGCAATTTCTCTACCTTCTTTTGCAACATCTTGTATTTTTAGTACTTGCTCTTTAACAGTATTAGAAACATCTTCCGATAAAGACTTAGAGAATTGTTCTTGACCTAATATTTTTACGTCTTTTATTTTAGTGGTTGATTGTGCTTCTGCTTCTTTTAGTTTTGATATAGTAGCATCAGATACTTCACCTGCTTTTATTCCTTCGTTGTATTCTTTTAAGAAATTATACACTGATTCACCATCTTTAAAATTAAGATCATCTTTATTTAAACCTACAGCGCCTCTAATAAATCCAGAAATTGCACCACCTATTTTTTCAAAGGTAGTTTTATCGTAATTAATCTCCCCTTTAACAATACCATCAGAAAAGATATTCATAGTTTCAATACCTATATTTTCCTTACTTATGTTTCTTGCTTTTATTTGTTGATCAACATAAGCTTTTTGCTTAGAAGTCATATTTCTTCTAAACTTATTTACAACTTTAGTTTGTTCTTTAGAGCTACCGATTAAAGCATTAAATATAGGGTGTAGTACTTCGTGGGATGCTGTAGATATATCTCCAAAGCTTCCGGTAGCAATATCTACTTGATTTCTTATTTTAGCTTTATTTATAAAAGTAACACCTTCTCCAGCAAATACTCCTGTAGATGTGTCCCATCCTTTAGGTAAACTACCAAATGCTTTTTCTATAGCCTTTTTATAACCTAGTTCTGTTTTATATACTTTAGATTTAATACCTACTTTTTTGCCAAATTCGTTAGCAGCATTGTAGTTTACGTTAAATCTTTTTTCAAATTCTGTTTCTAAAGCATTAGCTACAGCTTCTTGACGTGATTGTATATCTACGTCTACTTCAGAGTTTTCATATTTAGTTTCAATTTCAGCAATTTTTGCTTGTAACTGTTTCTTTTTTATTTTGTTGCCTTCAGCAGTACCTAAAGCATTTATTTCTTTTTGTATTTTTATAGCTTCTGCTCTATCATCAACATCACTAATCCTACTATCAACCTTTTGATCTGCAGCTATATTTTGTCTTCTGTTATCTATTAACTTTTGAACAGCGGGGGAATTTTCAATTTGAATATCTGCTTTAACAATAGCTTCATCGCTCATTATTTTAATAGCATCAATAAATTTTTTACCGTTTACTTGCTTTTTGTTTACTACATATTTAGGACTACCAGTATTTATAGCTTTTGCTATTTCTATCGATGTAAACGTTTTGTCAGCAAACCCTTCAATTAAAACTTCTTCTAAATTAAACTCTTGACCCGCGGCAGCTTGACCAGCAATCTCACTAGCCATACCTCCAGCCGTTTCAACAGCAGCACTAGCAGCAACTCTTGCCGCATTTGCTATTCCACTACGAGCACTTTTACTAACACCTTTGAACACCGCACTACCAGCTCCTGCAGTAAGTATTCCTGTTATACCGTCAATAGCTCCAATAGAAACACCTCTAGCTAGAGCTTTACTTTTAATATCATTAAATCCGTCTTCATCGTTTTGTAGCTTTCTGATATAATCAAATCTTTTATCATCAGACATTTTAGACCAATCCAATCCATCTTCAACAGCTTTCTCTTGTATTAAAGCAGCTGTAGTCATACCTGTTTCCATTGCTCCAGATAAACCTCCAAAAAATCCTGCTCCTGCACTAACACCAGCACCTACTGCAGTACCAATACCTGGTACAATAGAACCTACAGCAGCACCAGCCGCGGCAGAACCTCCAGCAGCCGCAGCTGCAGTACCTATTACTTCTTCGCTATCAGCAGCCGCTCTGACCATTTGAGCCATAGACATAGCTGTATATTGCAGCATAGCGGATGGATTATCCCACCAACCTCCTAAAAAAGCACTAAAGCCATTGTAGCCTTTTTCTTTTAGCTCAGCCATTTTTTGAGAAGCCGCAATCATTTCATCCGTTTGTCCGTTAGCTTCTATATCTCTTGTTTTTTCTAAGAAATCTTTAACTTCCTGGTCAGTTGCTTCTTTTCCTTTATATATATCAAAAGCTTCGTTTACTGAAGCTCCCGCTGTCCATCCTGATTTACCAGCTCTATATATATCCCCTACAAAATCAGTAAACTCATTTTTACCAAAAAAGTCTTCTATGTAAGTGTTTTTTTCTTTAGTGTTTTCAAAATCACTAGCGTCTACTGATCTCGATAAACCACTTTCCGATTTGGATCCCGTATCGTTTTGAGACTCCACAATCGGATCCGCAGCTGCAGAGTCTTGCGTCTTTGCTGTTTCTAGACCCATTAAGGAGCTGAAATCATTTTGACTGCCGTTATACCCAGTGCTTTTAAATAACCCATAAGAATCATTAAAAGCATCTTCATTAGTTTTGATTAATTCTTTATAATCATCAAAAGTTCCATTGTAACCTTCTTCAGTGAATAAGTTGAATGCGTCTTGTAAAGCTTGTTCGTTCATTATTTAATTTTATTTGTTGTATTTAGATCCTACTCCTCCTCCAGCTCCTTTATTAGAAGAAACGTAATTATCGTAGTTTGATAAATGGTAATTTTGTGCTTTATCACTTATATTTGAATTTCTTAAATATAACTGATATAAATCTTTAGGATTATTTATACTAGCGGAAATAGGTTGAGGTGGTCCTTGCTTTCTAGAATCGTATAAGAATATTTGTTGCGTTCTAGGGTGCTTTCTAATAAATTGATTTCTTGCTTGCTCGCTATCTTCAATCTCATTGTTTTCAAGCCAACCTTCATAGTATTCACCTCTTGTTATATAGTTACCAGGTTTAGTTGGATCTATAGAATTAAGCTCTTGCACTATTGCCGATGTTTTCTGTTCTGTAGTGCCTCCTTTGAAGTTCGCTATTTGAGAAAAGTTAAGCCCTTGACTTGCAGTGTCTTGAGATAATTGGATGTCTTGTTGTAATGATCTAGTAAATCCACTGCCTGTGCCTTTTGGTTTTTTATCTTGAACACCTTGATTAGCGGCTTCAGTGAATGCTTGCATGTAGCCATCTAATACTTTTTGTTTTAACAAGTTTTGATTAGCGGGGTCAAATAACTTAGGATCTTTTAATCCTAATCCACCTTCTACAACAAAGTCATCAGTTGCTAAAGACATTAGTGTTTGTCTACCACCCTTTGTAATAGCGTTCTTTAATTTTTCACGAATCATATTAGCTCTTGCTCCAGTTAAAGGCGCTCCTGCGTTATATATTTTTTCGTTTAAAGAAAGTATAGTGTCAGCTGTTTTAAAGTCTTTTAAGAAAGGTTTTTGCATTTGAGAATAAGAATCATAATTACCTTTATCTTCATCCCAGAAATTTAAACTACCGGAATCATCAATAGCAATATTCCCTTGATCTGTGTATATATTTGCAGCTTTATTTAAAGAGTCAATTTCATTTCCATCAGATAAAACACCATCGTTAAAATCTTTCAAATAATTAACCTTGTCTTCTTTATACGCATTAAGTTGTTTAGATAAGTTACCAAAAGCCATTTGCACCCCGTTCATTTGATCTCTTAATTCTAAGTATCTTGGATCAGATGGATCTTCTATTCTAGCTATTTCACTAGCAGCACTTGCATAAACATTTCTTTTATCCACAAGAAAAGAAGTAATTGATTTTTGTTGCTCAGCAGTTAATCCAGCTAAGTCTACGTTTGAGTTAAGACTATTTATATAAGAAGCAGTTTTTGAATTTATACTGTTCTTTTTAGCTTCGGCTTTTCTAGCCGCTATTTCATCTTGCCTTACTAATTGATCGGTTACATTTTGTATGTTACCTGGCATTTTGCTTCTTCCTACTAAAGCTGCTCCTTGTATTAAATTTCTATCTGCCATATTATTGTTCTGTAATTTTATCGATTGCCTTATTAAAGCCTCCAATACCACCTTCTGCAAATGCCCCTACAGTGGAGGTTATACCACCAATTAATTGATTCTGAGCTTGCTGTCTTGCTTGATTAGCCGCTCCTAATCTTTGTTGAGACATTCCTAGTAGCGTACTTACTTTTTCGTTTTCAGCTGCTCTTGAATCTAATTCACCTTCGGCTTCTGCTACCTGCAATTTAGATGCTTGTCCTCTTTCAGCCATTTGATTTGCCTGCTCTTGTTGGCCTATACTAATTGATGCTGCTTGATTGTTATTTGCTTGTTGGTTTGCTAATGATTGAGCTAAAGCTGCGATACCACTACCACCTGCAGCACCTTGTAAAGAATTCAAAGTATTACTTAAACCTTGTTGGTTTTGTTGCGCTTGAAAGTCAGCTGCTTGTGTGTTAACAGTTAGATCTTCCATGGTATTTTCCATGTTAGCATATACGTTAGACGTATCTAAGTTTTCAAACTGAGCTTTACGAAAGTCCATTTCTTGTTGAGCTTGCCTCTGCTCTCTTCTTCTTGCTCCTCCTCCGATTAAACTTTGAGTAACATTAGCTAAGCCTCCTACTATTTTGCCTATCATTATATTATGTTTTATATATTATTATTACACTTTAGCTATGAATCTTAACTACTTATAAAAGTGTTAGAGCTCACGGCAAAAAGTTCCTTTTTAGATGTTGAATCTATTTCCATATCTACTTCAGCATAATAACCGGCTAAACCAGAAGTGTTAGTTTCAGGTGACTTAGCAAAAAAGATAAAATCATTATCACTAGGTCTTTTAGCATTATTAGGTATATAACAAGTTACTGATGTATTAGTTTTGCTTATGCAAGGACCTAATTTATATACGTTATCTAAAGAATCTTGAAAGTATACAATATCTGCACCTGCATAATTAGGAGCATCATTGTTCGCTTGTATAGATACGTTTATTTTATTATTAAAGTTTAATGTTATTGTTGCCATATTTATTTATTATTAAAGTTCTCCTACAAATAGTACACCTACGCTAATATCACAAACGTCACTAGCTTCAATAGCTCCGCTGTCTGCTTGGAAGAAAACTGAAAACTGCAATTCTACAGACCCGTTGTATAAATCCGTAACCGAGTTAGGTGGTCCATCTTCTCCAGCAGATGTTCCTACTCTTATAATTATATCTGCAGGGCTTATATTAGAAGTTACGTTTATTCCGTAGTCTCCTGTGTCTGTTCCACCACCAGGTCCTCCGATATTTTTATCACATGTAACCGTGAAATTTTTCTTATTAGGTAAAGTAGACCCTACCGGTAATGTAAGTGTAGTCCCTGAAACTAGCGTAAGGTTTCTTATAGGTAAATATGTTACGGTAATAGGTATTGTAGAAACTGCAGCGGTTGATATATAATTGTCTATATCAAAAACTGAAGTAACATCCGATGTTCCTACAGTGTCTACTGACCCAATAAACAACGCACTAATTTCAGTGGCAGACTCCGATAAGAATATTAAACTATCTATGTCTATAAATGTTCCTCCGTTTGTTAACGGATCGTTGTTTGTAAAATCCTCTATATTTCCAAATATGTCTATAATATTTAAAGTACTTGTAGATGTTATTGTAAATGTATTAATAAGATTACCTGCTGTATCTGATGTCACCACTGTTGATGCTGGTAATGTAACACTTACAGGAGATGATATATTTATAGTACTATCCGCAGTTTGTAAATCTACTGTTATAGTTTTATCACTTACTTGAGTTATTGTAAATGTATGAGGTTGTTCACCAGATCCTCCAAAATTGGTAGATACTTGAGTACCAGTTAAAACGAAATCATATGAATCATCGCTAGACACAGCTGGAAAGGATATTATAAAAGTATAATTACCAGAAGCTGGTATTGTTATATTAGTTAAACTAAATATAGAATCACTATTATCATTTGTAACAGCTAAACTAAAAGTAGCACCAGGTGTTCCAAAAACTGTCATAGTTCTAATACCTCCTACTAAATCTATATTGTTAGTCAACAAGTTATACGAAGTTATACCTGCAGTTTCCGTAAAATACTCTTCAGCAGCAGCACTAAATTCTATAGTATCACCTGAAACATTACTATTTGAAAAAGTAAAGTCAACAGTAAATATTGAAGCTGTTATTCTATTTTCTCCATCTAATGTATCTTGCCTTGTTATATTATATTGACTTGAGTTATTCGATGTTAATACATAGCTTGGCGCTTCAGGGAAATAATAACCACTATCAGCTGTAAACATTTTCATAAATACAGTTTCTACAGATCCGTTATTACCAGAGTCTGTGTATGGTATGTTTGTTTCAGAAGCGGGTGAAGCATTAGATACTGTAGATGAATATGTTCCACTTAAAGCATATGTAATAAGATCTGCATCTCCATCTATGTCTATAGTTATTGTAGTATCTCCAGACGGCATTACATAAGCGTCATCTAAATCTACGTCTACAATAACTGTGTTACCTATAATTCCAGCAGCTGAGCTGTCAGATAGCGCTATTGAATTTATACCGCTAACAACTCCAGTGTTATTTGTGAAATTACTAGCTGAAACAACATAGCCTGGATTTGGTGAAATTACTAATTGTGCATTTTCACTTCCTATAGCATCTCCTCCTGTTTTTGATAAACTAGAGGAGTTAATAGTACAATTTGTTAAAGCCATATTAATCGTTGTTTTCTTGTATTGTTAAAGTAAATTCTGTAGTAGAGGTATCTCCTGTTGAGTTAGCTAATGAACCAATACCTTGAGTAGAAAATTCAGAAGAATCTAATGAACCTGTTTGATTATCATTATCCCAACTATTCTCGTTACCTTTTATAAAGTTATAGTATATGCCCTCTTTAGCTATAAAGCTAGGTACTTTACCATCTTGCATATCTGTTTTTATATTAGCACATGACCAATCTTTACTTCCTTCGTATGCTAACGTTTTAAAGTTCTTAATATTAGATCTAGCTTCATTAAATATTAATTTAACGGTAGATTTATATTGTGTACCATAAAAGTTATTTCTAGTATCATTATTGTGTGACCATATTTGGCTTCCTTTAAACGTGTAAAACACATTGTTTAATGATACACCACTTTCTGGTATAAATGACTTTCTAGTAGGCCAACCTCTTAATCCATGTTTATATGAAACAGTTTCATCACTAAATGAAATATTATAACAATTTGAATAGTCATCATAGCTACCTATAATAACAGATTCTTGTGCTAGCTTATCAGAGAAGTAGTCAGACATACCTTGAGAAGATATTTCTTCTAATCCATCTGTAGATAACCTTAATACAACACCTCTGTTTTTATCTGTAAAAAATACTCTAAATCCGTATTGTGCAAAGCTTTCTGGATTTTTAGATATACCATATTCTCCGGCATAAGCAATAGCTTGACCTAAAACATTGGTATTAGAAGTAACGTTAGCGTTACCATCAGCGTTAAATAATGCATCTTTATTAGCAAGTACTTTTAAAACTTTGTCTTCACATAAAGTAATTAAATCAGTATTTCTCGCATGAAGCTTTTGTATTGACCCATATGCAGGATTTAAATCTTTAGTTATAGGTAATGCTTGAATAAACTGGTTTAGTCTATTTATACCTGACGTAGAATTAAATATCTGAGAAAATATAAAACCGCTTTCTCTTCTTTCTTCAGCATAAGGCTCATCTAATACTGCAGATACCTTAACACCTTTACCAATTCTAGTAGCATTAAAATCATCTCTAATACGATCAGATTCAACACCATTCCCGAATGAATAGCAATTGAACCAGTCTAATGTTTTAGTTGTGTTTAAATTGTTTACGTGTATAGCATCTGAAGCTTCGTAGTAAATATCTAATTCGATGTTCTCTTTAGGCTCAGTTTCAAATATTGCAGGGTTCTTGGAAGATAATATATTGTTATCATCAGATATTAACTCTTCAACAATTTCTACACCTGTTACTGTACCAAAACCACTTTCAAATTTTCTATCTAATGTACATCTTACTTGTTTCCTAGAGTTACTAGCTAATCTTCTTGTACCTCCAATACCTGTCCATCCTCTTCTGTGATATTCTACTGTAGAGTCTGTAATTGTATATACTTCACTTTTGTTTCCATTAGCATCAGTAAATCTAACTAAAGTATTAAAATTCGATAAATGATCATCTATTATAGGATGCGTTGCGCTACCTGTAGATATTGGTGAATCTCCTCCACCACTATATCCAGCCCATCCAATACCAAACCAGTTTGACTGCGCTATTGGTTTTCTTATATCGTTAATCCAATTGTTAGAGTAAGGAGCTTTTGTATCTGTAAAACCAAATCCTTGAGTTCCATCTCCAGGACCAGTATTAGCTATAGTGTTAGGAATATCAGCACTGTCTAATATACCGTATCTTGTTTCAGCAGATGAAAATGTTTTAATAATGTTATTGTTAAAATGAACATCTCTATTTATTTTAACAAAGAATCTACCTATAAATTCGGGCTTGTTATCAACAACTTTTTCTTTTACAAAAATTTCAAACGTACTACCTTGCACTATAGAATCTAAAAAGCTTTCTTCAAGAGGCTCTTTTATGGTAACTCTGTATACATCGTCTGTGCCTGTAGGTCCTCCTGATGTTATTTCATAGTTTCTTGTAACGTTACCTCCTGATTTTATACTTATTAAGTTTCCTGACTTAAAATCATTTCTAAAATTAGGATTACTATCGAAAGTAGGTCCGTCAAATTCAAACGTAAGTTGATCTACACCTGGAATAGAAGCCGCTCTAGCTTCTACATCAGCACTGGATATTGTTTTAATGCTTTCTTTTATATATAAAGGAGCTTCGTTAGATATATCTAAAACCTTGTATTTAGTATCAGAAGTTACAGCGTCATCACTATTGTGCTTCTTTTTTAAAAATAAATATGTATCTTCTTGTACTTTGTTTCTTTCAGAAGAAGGAAAAGAAAGCCAAACGTTACCATCTTCAGCTAAGTAAAATCTGTCTAAAGCTAAATTATAATATTCATTCGATGTTTCTTTTATAAAATATTTAAAGTGTGTTGCAAAACTTGGTGCTGATAGAAGATTTATTTTAGCAGTTAGTGCATTTTTTTTATTTGCAAATGAACCATCTAGTATTAAAGAGGAGTTAGGGCTTGTGAATACAGGTGTTTCTCTACCGTATTCATCTTTCCAAACTACACCTAATTGATATGTTCTTTTTGTTTTTATAGACTCTTCTGGAGAACCAGGAGATGTATGAGGTAAACTACTAAAGCTAAATTCCAGATTTAAAGTTTCGTCTACATTAAAGTTCTGTATGTAGTTACCGTATACTATTCTATTACCAACGCTTTCTTGAGCTTTTGCTCTTAAAGGCACGTTATCCCAAGGCCTTAATATTTGGTTAGCCTCTATAACTTTATGAATAAGTTCAGATTCAATCACTATCTCAGGGCTATCTAAAGGAACAGTATCAACACTATAAACTAGATTGTTGTTTGTTTCCTTATATAAAACCTCAATTTCAATAACGTCAGCTGGAGGCACTTCTAATCCATGTACTCTTACGTACCTTAAATTGTTAACCATTCCAGCATTATGCCCGTCTGAAGATTTATATTCAAAATTACCTGGAATAAAAACAGCTTGTGTAAATGGAGAAAATGTGGAGTATTGTCCGTCATTGTATTTCCATCTATATGCGAATCTTGGAAACTTATATTCAAACATTGCCCCATCTTCTTCTAAAACAACTTCCCATGTTAACGACTCATTCGGCAAGTCCGAAGGTATCGCTAATATAGTCGCTGTTATATTTGAAAATTGAATAGTACCAGAAGCTATCTGTAATACAACTTCAAATTCGTTTATGCTATTATCAGCATCTGCATATTCTGTTTTAAAAGAAAGTATATCGCCTACTTGGTAATTAGGCGGTTGGCTAAAAGAAACACTAACTGTGCTGCCGGAGGGTATGGATTGAAAATCAGGACCTCCATCTATCAGTTCTGTGAAGTTTTTAAATACAGACAATGTATTTATACCTGTTCCAGTTCCGGATCTCTTAGAGTCCTTCTTTTCAATTGATGGAGCAGTTAATGGAGACTTTTTAATAACAGTTGTATCTGCTTCTATGAAATCTCTACCATATATTTCTGTATGGTTAGCAAATCCGTTTGTAGATGCAGCTGAAGCTTCTCTAAATCTTTTTATGTTGATGCATTTAGGTTCGCTGTTATCATCTGTAAAGAATAATAAATCTTCTATGATATTAATACCAGTTATTAATTTATCTTTTGAAAAATTTAAAACGTTATTCTTATCAACTATAATAGGATTTACAACATTGATGCTTTGGTTATATTCTATAATTGCGTCTACAGTGTCTGAAGTTACAAACCAGTATATACATTCTGTTTTATCAAACCTAATTGATCCAATAGTTTTTGACTCGGGTGGTAATCCAAATATATCAAAACCACTTACTTGGTTGTTGTATTCCGTATATACTTGTGTATCAGCGTTATAAGCTCTGTTTATGATAGCTTTATTACCTAATATATTTTCTATAGCACCAACATCTCCATCTTCTGAGCTAGATACTTGTATATTCAAAGCATCTCTATACTCTCCGTTAGGAAGTAACCTTTCGTCAAGGTCCTTGTTCATTTTACCTGACGTAAATAACCTTTTCAATTCTGGCATACTCTAATGTTTTATTTGCTTAGATTTGTTTCGCATTACTTGCGCAATCTCTTCAATTTTAATATTTGATAATCTTATTTTTGCATTTCTTCTTGCAGCAGCGGCTTCTCTTTTAAATCTAGATACGATGTACTCTTGTGTATTTGCTCTAGTAGCTAAAATAGCGTGAGCAATATATTTGTAAATAGCTTCTTCTGCAAATTTATGCACAACCATTTCTTCGTCAGTACCTAAACCGTCTGAAATATATTTTAACGTAACGATTCTATTAACCATAGAAGAGTCAAAATATATAATGCCTTGCAAAGGATCTATATAAAATACACCATTAATCTGTGAATGTTCCGGGTTTAATCCATACCTTCTTCCAAACGTTGCCTCATTAAGCAAATCCCCATTATTTATATTTTTTATATAATCTTTACTATGACTTTCAGATGATTGAAATTTTTTTCTAGTTTCAGATTCATCAGCGGTTAGTATCTCTCCGTTTTGTTCGTCAAATAAATACTCCAGGTTATTGTCTTGAAGTATCGGCAATGGATTACTAGTCTTACTTGCCGGGTATATAATTCTTTCTATACCGCTTTGATCAGTCCAAGTTAGCTTAACGTAGTTAACGTAGTCCTTAGGTAATATAAAGCTTAAATTTGGTCCAATTTCAATTTCTTGAGACTTCATTGAAGGTAATAAATCAAAACTAAACTCTTGCAATGCTCTTTGTGCATGAAATGCTACATCAGTACGTTTTGCTTTTGATATTATTTTTTCTTCACCTACGTAAGATATTATGAAGTTATTGACTATATCTTTTAGGCTAGTAAATTGATAGTTCCCGTAATTTTCATCAAGACTATTCCAATTTCCATCTGGGCCTAAATAATATTGTTCATCTGTTTTATTTATTAAACCCATACGTTATGATTTTTGTTGTTGTACTTTTTGATTGTCTTCTTTGTCAAATACTTGGTAAACATCCAAGTTTCTTGTAGATATTCCAGCTAGCTCTAATATTTTAAACACTAATTCTACTTCTTCTGATTTATGCAGTTCAAAATTAACGGAGTTAGATGCATCGTATAAAGCTTCACCTAATACTGTACGGTAAGCCCAAGACACTTCTGCTGGGTTTTTAATATATTGTATATCTATTTTGTTTATATCTGTTATTTCGCTATCTCCATAAACTTTTATACCTTGAGATGTAGATATAAATATAGGTCTAATGTTTTTTGGTTTTGTTAGGGGAGATGAATTTATGTATAAAAATTCATTAGCGTTAATTCTTTCAGCTTCGATGCTTTCTGTAGATGTAACCCCGAATGCATCTGTTGTTTGATTTTTATATACAACAGAACCTAGTCGATACAAATCGCTAGGTAAAGAAAAATAAGATCCACTTCTAGAAACAAGTGGTCCTATAGTTTCAAATATATTTATTTTTTCATTTAGTAAGGTAAGCATATCTGAATACTCTGTACTGTTACCAGATATTCTTCCAAACTGGTTTATGTCATAGAAGTATTGTTCAAATAAATCCTGTTGTGCTTGATTAGCAAACAAATTAAATTCTTGTGGCGTTAAATAGCCTCTTTGTTCTTTATTAAGTATACCAAGTACTCTTTGGTAAACTGTATCTATGCTTACACTCATATTTTTTATTATTTATAATAGTTGAGCCACGATTACAGCAGCTCAACCACTATAATGTAACTTTAATTAAGTTTCTTTAAAATTGCTTTGTAAACTTCCATTCCTTCATCTGTCTTAAAGTAAGCAGCTAAAGCTGAATATGGATGCTCATCAAAAGGTACAGTCATTAATTTTCTATTAGAAGAACCGTAAGTGAATGTACGTTGGTCTGCAGATAATGTTAATATATTCGCTTCAGTAGCTTTAATTCCTACATTACGTAATTTCACATTGTCATCATTAGCTAATTCAATAAATAATTCTGGATTACGTTTAGCGAAAATAAGTAAGTCTCTTTTTAATTCGCTAGAAGATAAGTCAGATACTTCACTTCCGTATTCTGCTCTTAATACAGCTTCTGCTGCATCAATATCCATTTGTCTAGCTAAAGAAACTGCTTCAAATTCTAATTCAATCCAATCTATTTCATTAACAGAATTTCCAACAGGATCAAACTCGTAATATATTTTATCTTTTAATGGGTGATATAAAGAAAGTAATTTTTGTAATACTACATTTTCTTTTTTCACAGTTATTTGCCCGTCTCTCATTATGATTCTACCTAATGTAGAAGTTCCTTGTTGTTCATCTGCAAAGGGAGACTGCTGATTTGTAGCGTATCTTATTTCTCTTTGATACCCTAATTCTTTATCAAAATAAAGTAAAGGTTTTTTACTTGAATGTTTTGATGGTATTGTATATACTAAAGGAGATTTATTTGTTTTAAGAACATAAGTTCTATCTTTAAATTCCCAAGTTGGTTTCTTTTTAACTGGTGGTGTTGCCACAGCAGCTGGTTCTTGAGGCGCAACCTCAACTTTTTTTGCTGGCGCTTTTTTTGTTGCCATAATATAATAAAATTAAAAAAATTGATAAAGGTAATATTTACCCTCATCGATAAGACAAGGGTAATTATTACACTAATTTATACCTATGCTGGTAAGTTTTTCAATAACACAAAGTTATTAGCTCCTTGTACACATAAACATCTTTCTGATAAGAAGTGAACGTTCATTGCATCTTCGTCGCTTGTATAGTTTCCACCTACAGATCCAGTAATCCAAGATTTCATTTTTCTATCATCTGCTTCAGAAGCTCTGTAACGGATATGTAAGAAAGGTCTTGAAATATTTTTACCTAATTGTTGGTCGTAAACAGTAGAAGTTCCTGCTGGTACAATAACACCTTCAACATCTCCAACTAATCCACGAGTAGTTGAATCGTTTAAGTATTTCCAGTCAGTCTTATAAAAGTCATAAGAACCTCTTCTGAATCCTGAGAAACCTAAGTTTAAAGCCATATCTTCGTTATTGTCGAATACACCATAAGATGTTCCTCCAGCTCCGTAAGAATTTTGCTTAGCTAACATATTATCGATACCTAAAGAAGTAGCTCTATCTAAGAAAAGCATGTTTTCTTCAATCGCTCCTTGCTTATCTAACTCTTGTAAGATTGCATCGAAATCATCTAAACCATTAGTTCCACCAAAGTCTTGATCGTTGTACTGTAATCCTCTGCTTTCTAATGCAGCGAATAAACCTTCAGAACCTGTAAGTTCAGAACCACCACCAAATCCAGCACCTGGAGTAATTGGAGACGCAGCTTTTTCAGCTTCAATCATAGACATTTCTAATTGGTCTTCGAAACGGATTCTTGCTTCGTGCTCAGACTTTAAGTACCATAAGTAACCTGAAGTTCCAGACTCAGTTGCTACTTCTACCCATCCGATAGATGCAGTATCAGAACCGTTAACAGCGTATTTATCTCTTAAGATAATTGGTTTGTTGCTAAACTGGCTGAATGCACCGTCAATAGATGTACCAGCTTTTTCAGTTCCTTTTGCATATTCAGAACCGTATACAAATACTTTTACGTTTCCAGTACCAGTTACAGTTAATGCTCCAGCGTATCCAGCTACAGTTAAAGTAGCTACAGATCCAGAAACAGCAACGTTAGATACATATGCTTTTTCAACTACTAATCCAGCAGCATCAGCAACAACGATAGTTGCTCCTTTACCAATAAGGTTTTTACCTCCTGGAATTGTAATAGATGTAGCAGATACTACAGTAGCATCATCATAAGCTACGTGTAATCTTCCTTGCTCAGACCAAACTACTTGATCAGAAGCCATTGGCATCTCTGCTCCTACCATTCTTAAGAATCCTGATACAGTTCTGTTTCCGTATCTTTCAACTTCTTTTTCATACACTTCTGGTAAGAATTGTTGTGTAAATGTCATGTCAGCTAATGATAAATAGTTATCATTAAACAACGCTTGCGTTGGACGTGGCGTTAGGTGATTTAATGCAGCACCTGAATTGTTAATTGCCATAATTTTAATTTTTTAAATTAGTTATCGTTTTGTTCTTATTTTCAATTTTGAAGAACTCTGCCCACCAGATATTGATTTAACCGTCCAGCCATTAGAAGCAATAACATTCTCGTGTGAGCCCCTAGGGTTCATGTCAATGTTCTTAGCTTTCGAAACTACGTTTTTTAAAGCATCTGCTTTACCTTGTTCGTAGAAGTGGTTTGCAATAGCATCTGGATTCATAGCTGTAAATAAAGACTTGTGATACCCTGCGGCGTCCGACATTTCATTTTTATCGTTCAAGAACTTCTTGACAAAATTATTAATGTCACTTTGTTGTGTCTTAACCTGATCTACATTGTTAACTTTAAACCTAAATTTCTTTTCCCCAACTTTGTATTCAAAACCTTTGAATTCATCAGAGAATAGATTTTCTGTTTTCTTTTTAAATGTAGATACCTGTTGTTCAGCTAATTTGGTTTGCTCTTCATTTTCTTTTGTATAGCGATTGAAAAAGTCTACCGCTTTTTTTTGTTCTGGATTTAATTTAGACCCAGCTTTTATTTCGTCGTAATACTTGCTTTTTAAACTATCTAAATGATTCTTAGCTTTAGATAATGCTTGTTTACGTTCTAACTTTTTTAAACGAACATCACGTTCTTCATCGATGTCTTCGTCATATGAAAACTTATCTTCTATTAAGAAGTCAATATCCTCTTTATCTAAATCAGGATTTGTGCTTTCATAATATTCTCTTAGCAATTGATCTTCATTCAACTGAGAATAATCAGTGTTTAACTTTACGTAATCCTCAAGACTACCTCCAGTTTCGTTCATAAACTCAACTACCTTCTGTATATTCTCAGGTAATTCAACACCGTTTTCTTCTTCTTCAGCTATAGCTTCTTGTATCTCTTCATTAAGATCTTCTGCTTGTTCAGCTATTTCTTCCTCTGTTACCTCTTCAATTAAGTTTTCAGCAACAGTAGGTTCACTTTGCTCAGATACAACTTCTTCTTGAACTTCTTCAACTACTTGATTAACAGCTACTTCAGGTTCGTTAGTTGTTTCTGGAACAGCTTCTTCAGCTGGTTTGTTCAACTCATCCAAATTTACTTTGATGACACCATCGTCACTATAAGACATAGGTGCTTTAGTTTCTTCTGGTTGAGAAGCTACTTGTTCAGTATTTTCAACTGACTCATTATTAGTTCCTTCCATGATAAAATATTATATAATTATTACTATTATTATTACTTAGGCTCAAAGGAACCTAAGTTGAAATCACCGCTAAGTATATCGTTTCCTGCAGATTCGAAATTCTTAGGAGGTAAATTGTTTTGTCTTTGTTGTATTAATTCGCTTTGTTGAGTAGCCTGCAATTCAGTTCTTTTATCTTTACGATCTTCTTTTTCTTTAAGCTCTGATTTCTTATTATCCACTTCAATGCCTTTTAAACGCATATTCATTTCAAATTCTAATTGCATTAACTCTTTCTTTAATTTAGCTTCTTGCATTAGTTTTTGCTGATCTATTTGAGCTTTAGCTTGTTCGATAGCAATTTTCTGTTGTGTTAACGCTTGACCTTTTTCTACTTCAGCTTGAGCAGCTACTTGCTGAGCTTGAGCATTTGCATTAGCTTGTGCTTGTATATTCTCTTGCTGCATTTTTTGGTCGTTAAGCTGCTTTTCTTTTCTTCTTAATTTAAGTAATTGATTAGCTAGTTTAATATTTTTTATTTCTCTTAAATCGATAGCATCGGATAAATCAATTAACCCTGAAGATACAGCTGCTTGAATATTGTTTTCTAACACACCTTTTTCTTCTTCGTCAGGCGCTAATTCAATAAATATACCAAAGTCATATAAATGTAAATCTTTCATTTCAGATAAAACAGCAACGTTCTGGTTACCAATTTTATTAATAAAAGATTCTTTAGTTGGCGAGTATTCAATAATATCAGATATTCTTAATGATAAGTTTTCACATAAATCTGATGTTAAAAATAAACTACCATTTAATATGTGCCTTGTTGCTGTGTTTGAATTTGCAGCAGCTAACTTTTGCACACCTACTAAAGCTCTTGAATCAGGAGTACTTCCATCTCTAGCTTCATTTAATCCCGTTACGTCTCTAATCATTTGTAAGTAATAATTATACGTAGCTATTAAACTTTGCAGCTTAGCTCCTCCAGATCCTGATGATATTTCTTGAATAGGTATTTTACCTGGATTCATATCACCTTCTTGTGTAAATGATCTACCAATTACAGAACCTGTTTGGAAAAACATATTCAATGCCTCTTGTGGATTGTAATTTGTACCGTTACCTAAATCAACCTCAGCTAAACCATCAGCATCTAAATAAACACCATCTGGCACCATTCTAGACATTACTTGCTGTAACTTTAAATGCGTAAGCTGAATCATATCTGCAAACCCTGTTATACGCGATACGATACTCTCTATCTTACCTTTGTACATTCTAGGTGCAACAATACTGTAATTCATTTTAACCTTAGTATAATCGCTCTTAGGGCGTATCATATTTTTAGCTAGCTCCCACTTTAACATTCTACCACCTAATATCTTTACACCTTCGTATAATACTTCAAGTGATTGAGATAATTTAGCAATACCATATTCCGCTATGATTTCTTCTGGCGGATTAAAGGTATCATCTTTAGGTATAATTTTAGCAGCTCCTGTTGCTGTTTCCTTTACTTTATAAACATCATTAGCAAAAGTCTTATAGTTAAAATATAAAACCTGTACAGTATTAGAATCATCTTCGTCGTAGTTTGACAATGTTCGATCATAAAAACCGTTGTTACTCGATGATTGCGAAGATATTTCTTTTAAGTCTTCGTTAGTTAGATTTGGAAATTGCTTTTTTAATTCGTTTAGGTGTACTCTTCTTACTTCACCTACATAATATATATCATCAAAATAAGGCGATTCTGTATAAGACCATATTAAATTAGCAGGATCTACGTAATCAACTTTTACACCCTCTGATTTATTAAAATGATTTTTAACAGCTGCAATACCCAATGTAGTTAAATCGTAGTTGCATCTTCTTCTAACTAAATCGTACTTGTTACCATCAAGTAGCACGTTGATAGCTTGTTCTTCAGCGATTTCAACTTGTTGCTTGTAGCTTAGTTGCATGTGAAGCTCTAGCTCTTCTTTATTTTTAGGTAAGTTTTCTGGATCGTTTTCAAACAAATTCACTCCAAACTCTTGTGCAGCAAACTCATTTAATTCTTTTGTTTGCATATCACGTAACAAAGATTCCATATACTTCGTTCTTTTTTCAACTCCGTATGGATCTTGTGAATATGCTTTAACATCAAAAGATCTTTCTGAAATACCATTAACTACTATATCTACAAATTTAGGTATAATAGGTACTGGCTTCCAGTCTAAATTTAAATAAGACAAATCACCATTAATAGATAATTCATCTTTATACTTTTGTATAGACTGTTCACCTCTAGCGTACAATCTTAAATTATGAAATGTATTTTGATTACTCTTAAATCTACCAAGACCATTATCTGATCTAAACCACTCGTTTTCGATAGCTCTACCTACAGATGTTCCGTAATCGATAGACATCTTTTCCGCATCGCTAGCTATCTGGCTTGGAAAATAATTTGTTATAACTGACTCAGCCATATTTTTATTTTTCTATTAATTTTGAAAATGCACCATTATTGGTGTACTTAGCTATTTTTAAATTTAATTTTTGCTTTTGAACCTGAGCAACAGGTCTATACAAGTTTTTGTTGCAAGCCATAATTGCTAATCCCGAACTAATAGCAGCATCAAATTTTGTTCTATTGTTTATATCAAACCTAGCCCAATCATTTAAAGTCTGAGAGAAATACATTGATCCATATTGTCCGTCTTCTTTTAATCCTACATATTGATTTATATATGATTCAATTGCAGCAGCATGGGCTTGCTTTATATCTTCACTAGAGTTTGGTATTCCACCAATTTCTTTTTCTGTTGTAGATAGTTTATTCCAAATTCTATCAGGTCTATTCATAGAGTAACCTCTATAACCTCTTCTTTTAAAATAATACAATAATCTAGGTTTATTGTTTTCAGCTAATATTGGCATTCCGTAAAATACACAAGCCATTAAAACGTCTTCAAAAAATATCTCAGCTGTTTGAGGTCTAGCTACATATTCTAAAAAGAAAGTATTAGGTGGTGCGTCTTCCATACTGAACTTAGTTAATCCATGCAATGCTCCTTTAGATCCTCTACCGTCTGTTGTTCCTGATATATCATAACTATCACAACCAAAAGCGCCCATGTGTTCGTTACCTGGATATTTTATACCTTTCTTTATTATTTGTCTATTCTGTAAGTTTAAACTAGGTACCCACGTAACTTTAAATCTGCCATTAGGGTTAGGTGTAAATTTAACTGTTGTATCTTTTATTCCGTCTTCCCATTGAAAGCTACCAGTAGTAACTACATTAGTATTACGCAAATCCTCATTATAATCAACCTGTTCGTATATTTTTGCTAAATTAAATATACTATTTTTTGCTTCATCTCTAAAAGCGTGATCCTCAGATCTAGGAAACTGTCGGTAGTATTCGTTTAAAGCATCTTGATCTCCTTTTAAACCATCAACCTCATTTTCCCAATGTTCTATAACCCCTATGTCTATAACATCCCCTAAAGGTCCCTTGCAAGGTTCCTCTGGTGTATTAAATACAGGCATACCATATTCGTCTATAAATCCTTCAAAGTTCCATTCCATTGGTATAAACAATGCATATAACCCAGATTTAGTTTGACCATTACGGTTTCTTTTGGTAACGTCAGATGATTGATATAACTTTTTAAAGTTTTCACCTCCTTTGTCTAATGCATTCGATGTTGACCCCATCATACACTTACCAATAATCCTAGAACCTAATCTTAAACACGTTTTAGTAACTCGCCAGTTATTTAATATATTGTCAGGCTTTTCCCATTTACCACTTTCATCATGAACTAATAACTTTAGTTTCTCACCATCATAACTGTTATCACCTGTATTTTTCCAGTCAATTGTTGTATCTAATCCTTCAAGTAATTCTTGCTCAGATTTTGTTTTTATAGATTTTCTAGTTAATCTACTAGCTGGTATTCTATAAGCCAATTCTGTTTTAGGACGGTCCATACCATCTTGTATTGGTTTAAAGAAAAAAGGATAGTTAGAAGATATAGGTACAACCTTATCTGTAAACATCTTTTTCGCATCGCTACCAGACTTTGATAAAATACCAAACCTTGCATCACTAGATATTGTTGCCTGATTTACCGTTTCTCCTGAAGCCATAAAAGAAAAACCAGAACGTCTGTTTTTTAAATAAGCCATTCCGTAACATCTATCATCCGCTTTACAGGCTTCCCAGAATATGAAGAACAATCTATTAGCTTCTCTAAAGTCTGGTTTACCAACATCAATCTTAGACCATTGCAAGTACATATAATGTGTACCTGTTATATAAGTTGCTTTATTTTTATTCCAAAACCAGTGCCCTTCATCTCTGCGTCTGAATTCTTCATCTATATAAGGCTCCCACGACTCTTTAAAAGCGTCCGGATAATCTCTCCAGTCAAATACACTATTTATAGCTTTTAGCTCTTTAGGATATTCCTGTGGAGTCCATTTGCTATTTGTTTTATCAATTTTTTTTGGTTCAGGTGGTAGAGCGATTTTTAAATTCTGTATATTATATATTTCGCCTATTGTACCAGTTCTACTTATAACAACTACATCGTGTTCTTTATTGTAACCGTACTTCCATTTCTTAGACCTATTCATCCTTGAAATAGTGTTACTTCTTATAGGTGTTATCACCTTGTACAAGTCTTGCTCGTACATTATTTAGATCTTTTTTCTGCAAACCCTTTAAAAGCTTGCTTAGCGTTATCTTCTTTAGGTTTATTCTCAAGTAAGTTTTCTTCTTCTTGTAACCTATTTAATATTTCAAAAGCATCAAAAATAGCTAACTTCTTTGTAGCTGCAGCGTTTTTTAATCTGTCTGCAGATATATCATCATCTGAGTCTACAATAGCTTCCTTAGCTACTTTTATTAATTCCTCAACTGCTTTTTGTCCAGCTTGGATTATATTCTTCTTCGTTTCCTTGACGTTCATATTTAATTGTAATTGAATTGGTTGGCACTCTGTAGTATTTCTGGTTGTCTATGATAAACTCATATTCACTACCAGGTTTAAAACCAACTAGATCTTCTTCTTGAACATTAGTTAATTCAGGGTCAACTGTTTTAATAACGCCTATTAAAGGTTTTTCAAAATCTGTAGAAAACATTTTAGTTTCTTTTACAGGTTTTACAAAGTTAAACCCCTTACAAGCTTCCCATTTTTCACCTTTATTAAAAGCGAATATTTGATCGGGATGTACAAAGTACGTATTTTCTTCGTGATAACTTTTGCTGTTTTTTTCAACACCCCTAATATCTCTAAACCTTCTAAAAACATTGTGGTGTACAACAACTTTATCTCCTTCACTTATGTTGTTTGGATTATCAAGACATACGTATTTTACAACTCCTATCCTACTAACATAATTATGATTGTGTAATTCTGTGTTTAAAATAAGTTCAGATCCGTCAATGCTCTTCTTATTGTCATATCTTCCTTCGAAAGGCTCTATAACAAAATTAAACATTCCTTTCATTAATATTCTAAATCAAATTCTACTGCAATTGCCATATTCTTATTGAATTCCTTCCATGGCAATATCTCATCTTTTTTCTTTATAAATATAGAGTACTTATCTTCGTCTTCTATTATATTAACTATAGTATGGCCACCATACACTTCCTGTCCAACAGAATAGTGCATGGCGTCATTCTTATAGTCTCTACCTATACTAATTTTCCTTACTAGGCTCATTCTCTTTAATGTCTCCTGTTTGGATGTCAATAGAAACAGCACCGTATTCTTTCTCTAGTTCTGCTTGCATTGCTTGTAGTTCAGTAGTTGCTTGTTGAGCTCCGTGTAGTAATTCGTGTTTTTGTAACTCGATTCCACCTAATTGCATTTGGAAGTTATTTACTTTACCAATTGCTCCTTGCAACTCTTTTAATTGTTCTTCTGTTAATTTACTCATTTTTATAAAATTTAATTGTTATACTTAAGATATTAATTACGTGTTATTTGTTTTTTGTAACGGTTTTAGATTTTTCCCACGTTCTTCCTACAAAATAAGCTCCGTATACGGTAACTAGCAATGTTTGGAATATTGGAATGTATTCTTTAGCTACTTTAAAACCTCCTATATTACCATCAAAAAAAGATAATATAGTAAATATAAATGTTAGATATATAAGTACTAAAGGACGAATGTTTTTAGATAACCAACTATCACTATCCATATCAGCTTTCCATCGTTCAGTAACTTGTTCTTGCGCTTCTTTATCAGCTTTCTCAAGAATCTCAGTTATCTTCCTTTGAGCTTCTAGTTTTTCTTCTTTACTAGTTGTTAGATTATCTATAACGCCACCTAGGTCTTTTATAAGACTTCCCGTAAGCCACTTAAATATCTTGTTCATAATATTATTTTCTTGCTGCTCTTTTCTTAATTCTTTCTTCTCTTCTTTTTAATCTTCTGGCTTTTCTTACATTACCACTAGCTAATGCAGCTTCACCTTTAGCTCTAACACCTGCAGCTCTAGTCAACTTATTTGCTTTAGCTTTAGATACTTCTTCAACTTTAGGTTTAATAGTTGTACGTGACTTAGTTTTCATAGGATCAAGAGCTACCGCTTTTTTTCTAGGTGGTGTAGCTTTATTTTTGCTTTTAACATCCCATCCTTTACCGGCTTTTTTAGATGCATTTTGACGCTTAGCTTCTTTTATATAAGTAGCTTTATCCATTTTACCATAAGTTTTCATATCCCTATTTTTGTAGGCTGCATCGTATGAAGTTTTTTTAGTTGTCTTAGGGGGATCGTTTTTAGGAGTATCAGTTTTAAATGGATCGTTTTTAAAAGGATCTTTATTTTTAGGAAAGCTATATCCACTTGATAAGGGATTAGTCTTTACATTACTAGCTTTAGGTACACCTGGAAAGCCTCCGCTTGAATTTGGAGCGGGTTGTGCTTTTATATTTTTATTTCGTATTGCTTCTTTCTTATATCTATCTTTGTACTTAGACTCAAACCCTGCGATTTCTTTTTTTGCTTTATTAATTTTTCTATATTGAGCTGAATTTGCTACACCTTTCAAACTAGTGTCAGGAGCTTTTAAAGCAGTCTTTTTATTAAGCTCATATTGTGTTTTAGCTAAATCGTATTTTTTATTTTTTCTATCCGATTCTTGTTTTTTTCTATCTGCTGCATTTTGAGCCATTTTTTTTTGGTAGTTAGATCCGAATGGTTCATTGGTAATTTTTGCAGGAGAAGACATTGATTTATCAATAGCTGTTTGACGAGCAGTTTCATAACCACTCATTTTACCATCTTTGTTTAAATCACCCTTCATTTTTGCTACAGATCCAACATTTAATAAAGGATCTTGTACCATACCGCCTTTTGTAGTTCTTTTTAATTTCGCTGTTATTGGTGAACAGCCTTTTTGCTTATAAGCCATAATATATATATTTATTTATTTTTTAACAATTCCATCTACGTCTAGCAGCTCTACCTCTTTCCGATGTCCAACTTTTAGATCTAGCACAAAACGCTTTTCTTCTTTTAGCAGCTTTACCCCCTGGTTTTAATTTAGAAGGATCTTTAGTAACAGCAGTTTTTAATTTACTACCTGGATTATCTGCTCTATATTTTTTTACTCCTTTAGAGGTCATTCCCCCCCCTGCTGCAGCACCAGTTCCTGTAGGATTTGCTTTGTTGTAATATCCTTTAGATTTTTTACGTGAAGGAGCATCTCCTTTCTTCTTGAATGGTGAATTGTTTTGTATATATGCCATAACTATTTCTTTTTACCGTAACCTTTCATTTTAAAACCAGATCTCATAGGAAAGCCAGATCTTTTTAAAGCCTCTTGCCTAGCTTGTTCTAACTGTTGGGTTTCGGTTCTTTCTCCTAAACTTACATCTCTATCGTAAAGATATGCTTTACCTGCTCCTGGAGCTAACCCTGATTGCTTAGAAAGACTACCTCTTTTTGAAGCTGCAGTAAAATCTTCAGCCTTCTTAGTAGCTATGTCAGATTTTATTTTTAAACGTGCCGTTCTTTTGGAATTACCTTTACTTTCAGCGTCCTCTAACCTATTTTTAGCTCTAGCTGCTTTTAGCCTTGCTCTTTTTTCGTCTCTATAAGATTTTTTAGTATCTCTAGATTCTTGACGTCGTTCTTGAGGTGTAAACACATCTCCTTTTACAGCTGTTTTTAATTTAGCGCTGTAATTTAAATCATCTCCTGGAACAGTTTTAGTTGTTTCTGTAACTATCTCCCCTTGTTCGTTTGCACCTACATTAGCATTCATTCTTCTTCTTTGCTCAGGTGTTAAAGCATTCCATTCTGCATCAGACATTTTTTTGCCTTGATAGCTTGATTTTGTAGTTTCAGTTACTTGCTTGTCCTCTCCTTTATCAGATCCGTAAGCATAAGCCGCTCCTTTTATTAAAGCTTCATTCGCTTTGAATGGTGATTGTTTAGCTTTCGCTGTTATTGGTGTACATTTACTCATATTATGAATTTTTATAAGCCTCATCTTCCCAAGGCAGTTGTTTAGCACCCTCATTCATAGTTGCTCTTGAATAAACTCGGGCTGGTGATCTTGTATCTTTTTTCCACGTTACCGTATTATCAGTGTATTGCAATTTACCTTGCGCCATCTGATCCATATGTACTTTCTCGTGTGCAACGGCTTTTTCTTTTTCTTTACCTTTTAAAGACTTATCTATAAATATAGTTCCATCGTTATTTGCTTCTGCCATAATGTCACCTTCTAAGTTCTTTTTAAAAACTGGCGTATTATATGTAGAAGTTTCTTTGTCTATACCTACTAGGTCTGAAAAGTGTTTAAGTTTAAATGCCATTATCTTTCTTTATCTTTTATCATATCATCAATAGCCTTGTTAAAGACTTTATCTGTATATGTTTTATTATTATAGAATACATTACTTCCTTTACATACTGGTAAATCTTCTTCACCTAATAAAATACGATATATTCTTGTTATTAATTGTTGTCCTTTAAAAGATACTTTATACACTGCGTATTTAGACGATGTTCGATTTCGTTCTTTAAAAACATCTATCCAACCTTCTCTTCTTAACCTCTCCCATCTATTTTTATCCCAACTGTATGTATACGAACCGTTTATAAAATCATTACGTGTAAATAATTTTTTACAGTCCAAGTAAACTAGTAGTTCTAAATCAGCATCGGTAAAGCCATAAGTCTTACGAGCCCATCTTCTGACAAGCCTGTAATACTTAAGTAAATTCATATCACGAATATCCTGAGCTGTTATTCTCATTCTACCAGTACTATATCTTGTGCTTTTAATACATAATACAAAGATTCACCCCATTCAATCCCGTGACCAGCGTGCCTATCATATCTTATAATATCACCTTTCTTTATATCAGGTACTAAATTACCAACACTTATAACTTCAGCTCTAAGGTATCTTACGTCTTTGTTTTGTTTTTCAGTTAACTCTAAACCACCTACTTTCTTCGGAGCTTCTTTAATCTTGTCAACTACTACATAATAATTAATTGCCTGCATTATGCTAATCTTTTATTACTGATTACACAATCGGCAGATATAATTGTAGTAACAACACTAACTGCATTTTTTAACGCGGACTTTGTAACTAAAACAGGATCTATAATACCTGCTTTAATCATATTAGAATTTTTACCTGTAACTACATTTATACCCCAGCCTTTTTTGTTTGGCATGTAATCAATCATAATACCAGCGTTTTCTAATATTGTTTTATAAGGCGCTTGAATAGCTTCTAATAAAACTTCTTCACCTTTATTCTTTGGCTTTATATTTTTTGATGCATTTAATAAAGCAATACCTCCTCCTGGAACAATACCCTCTTTATAAGCGGCTTTTGTCGCATATATTGCATCTTCAATACGATCTTTCTTTTCTTTCATTTCTACTTCAGAATCAGCACCTACTCTAATGATACCAACTTGACCGGAAAGCATTGATAATCGTTGTTCTAATTTCTTTCTAAAAAACGAATTTGTTTCTGTTTTAATTTTTTCTTTAACAGCTTCTATTCGCTCTTCAAGCTCTTCTGAATTTGGCTCAACTTGTAACACAGTGTTTTTATCATCTGTAACAGACTTAATAGCTTGACCTAATACTGAAGGATCTATTAAATCTAAATCATCACCTAATTCTTCGTTTATTACTGTAGCTCCTGTTAGTATAGCCAAGTCTTCAACTGTTTGTTGTCTAGTAGGTCCAAATCCTGGAGGATCTACTATATTTACTTTTATATTTCCTTTTGCTTTATTAGCTACTAAAGTTGCAAATGGTTGTTGCTCTACTTCAGATACTATTAATAAGCTTCTTTTGTTCTTTATAACGTGTTCTAAGACGTTTTGTATTCTTCTGATATTAGGTATAGGAGAAGATACAATAAGTACGTAAGGATTGTCTAAAACACTTATACCTTTATCTTTGTCAGTTACTAAATGCTGTGACTTTAACTTTGAATCAAATTGAACACCTTCTACAAAATCTACGTAAGTTTCGTTTGTTTCAGATTCTTCCATTAACACTACACCGTTCTTTCCAACCTTTTCATAAGCCTCGCCGATTTTATCGCCCAAGTCTTTATCGTTGTTACAGCTAATTGCTGCAACTTGTTTAAGCATTTCACCTTCAACTTCTATACTTATTTTATCTAGGTAGCTCCTAACTTTAGAAGCACCGCTTACAATACCTTGCTTAAGCTCTCTAACTTCTGTATCTGTTAATTGCTCATTTGCTTTTTGTAATAAAGCGTTTGCTAACACAGTTGCTGTTGTTGTTCCGTCTCCTGCTTCTTTTACGGTATTGCTTGCTGCTTCTTTTATTAGTGTTGCTCCTATATTTTCAACCGGATGTAATAAGACTACGCTTTCCGCAACGGTTACACCATCTTTTGTTATCACCGGTCTTCCTAAAGCGTCTTCATATATTACGCATTTACCCGACGCTCCTAGCGTAGATTTTACTGCGTTTGATAATTTTTGAACGCCTTGTACTATTTGTTCTTTAGCTTCGCTTCCGAATGTGAGTGTTTTAACAATCTCACTTGGGTTATTAAATTCCATTTTATTATATTTAAATTTTATTAAAAAGCCTATTAGCGGCTATACAAGTTATTATTACACAAATTGTGTAAAAATTACTCTTCAGCTACAGGGTCGTCTCCCCCTGTATTTATTTCTGGCTCTACTGGTTCTTCTGTTGCTAACCAGTCTAATTCTGTTACGTCTTCGTTAGTAGGCACAACCTTAGCTTTAATACCTTTTTCAATAACTTCATTCATATGATCTACAGGGTGATTTGCTTTTGCCCACTCGATAACCATAGCTTCAGTTAATGTTTCAATACTCGCAAAGTTTTCAGCAGATGGTGCTCCTACAGGGCAAGCTCCACTAAATGTGTGTGACTCTCCAGATTCCGCATCAGTACCGGTATAATCAAATTTAATGTGTGTAATCACATTAGACAATCCGTCTAGTGTTGGCGCTTTCTTTAAAGCCGTGATTTTCCAATCGTAAGTAATGTTCATTGTTTCTGTTTTTAATTATTATTTTCTAGTGTTTGTATTCTTGTTTCTAATTGTTCTATTTTTGTTATTGCATCTTGCAATGCTGCTGTCAGCAAAGGTACTATTTTAGATTGATCTATACCTTGATAGTCAGGTGTTCCATCTTCTTTTATTGCATCTTTTTCACCTAGAACCGCTTCAGGTATTACCTCTGAAAGCTCGTGTGCTATAAATCCATCTACTTTAGGTTCGTTTAATTTGTCATTCCAATTAAATCTATGAACCGAAATTTGTTTTAACCTATCAATAGCATTATCTAAAGGTACAATATTACTCTTTAATCTATAATCCGATTGAACAGAAAATGCAGAAGCATACACAGCATAGTAGGTTGAGCCTTCCTGCACTAAAAGCCCTTGACAGTTTGCTTTTATTCTTTGACCAAAATAAGTTGGTGCAAAATATAATGACGAAGCGTTGTTTAGGTACAAACTATCACATTCTACGTGTCCTGCTAATTTTACTGATATACCAGTATTAGATGGATCTAAATAATAGGCTGTATTATTATGGTCATAGAATACAGGCGCTCTAGACGAGCCGGGTGAATATGTGTATGATGTGTAAACATAAAACTCAGGGTTATTATCACAGTATAACATTAACGGGGATGTACCTGTTCGAGTTCTAACCGCCCAAGCACCATCGTGATCTAATAAACCAAAATTAGTTATGTCTGAGAATATAGTCCCTCTTACAGTGTTATCTCCACCGATAAATTGAATCCCCCCATAAATTGAATCACCGTATTTGAAGTTTAGATAACTATCGTCACTATTATCATAAAACCTAACGTTATCATTAAATTGTATTTTAGATACATAATCAATTGAGTTGTTATTCATATCGATACCACCAGCTGCCATACTCAACCTATAACCGGTGCCCGCGGCTGGAGCACCCGTACCTATTCCTAAGAAATTACCTTGAGCTGAATTGTACCTTGAAGTACTAGCAGGGTCTAAGTAGTATCCGGTATTGTTTAAATCATAGAATCTAGGTGCTCTCATGTCATAAGACGCTTCAACATACCCCGATTTTAATGCAGGCTCAATATTTGTTTGTACAGTATCAAAAGAAGTAACAATACTAATATCATACCCACTAGTCATATTATTAATGGTAGCGTTTCTAAACCCTCCAGATACATCTTTTAAAGTCACCACAGGGTAAGACCAAGCATGAGAAGTTTCCCCTATCCATACGCAGTCTTTAGTACCGTCGTTACCAAACCTAACGTTTTTAGGTGTAGAATCTTTAGCTCCTTTATATGTAACCGAAGAATGGTAACCACCATTACTATAAGAGTAATTACCTAAAGTATATTCTTCTGATTGATTTGTTCCATAATTATATATTTCTACGGTCATTGACCACATTATATTAATAGCTTTCCAAGGCAATGTTATTTTTATAGCACCTACATTACCTCCATCCCAAGACGCAACACCTCCATCTGGAGCTATAACTCTTGTTACTGCATTATAAGAACTTCCAGCGTCGTTAACTAAAGTAGTATTTACTAAATTTAACTCAGACTTACCAGCTGGATTTACATAATAACTAGTATCATCTGAGTCAAAGAATAAAGGTGCTCTAAATGAAGATGTTGCATTGGAGCTTCCTTCCACTGTCAACTTCATTCCGCTATCAGCGTCTCCAGTGCCACCTATTCTTAATCTACCTCTTAACCTAACTGGATTACCAGACTCTCCAAGGAACATTACCTGGCTACCCGTGTCACCATACCAATGCTGACCCTGTATAACATAAAATGCTGTGTCGTATCTAGGATTTGCTCCTGAATCTGCTGTTTGTATTTCGTTAAATCTTGATCTCGAGTTAGGATCTACATAGTATCCAGTATCATCAGAATCATAAAATATTGGTGCTCTAAAATCACCATCAGAACTAACAGTAGTATACCCTGGTGATGTGTTCACAAAAGAAACGGCGTTATTCTCAGCGGTAACATTTATGTATTGGGCTCCGTCGTACCAAGCGTGTTTAAAGTTCCTAGTGGCATCTGAATCATCTTTTCCGTACCAATGCAATCTAGCTTGGTCAGACCCATCTAATCTACCATCTACTCTTTGATGAGCGTTATTACTCGAATCTCTAAACCACCTTTGCTCTCTTTTTACATTTAATTCGTCTAAGACAGATGCGCTAGCAGGGTTTAAGTAGTAGTTTGTATCGTTGGAATCGTAGAATATTGGAGCTCTCATATCTACTGTACTTCTTAGTGAATTCACAAAGTTTGTATCCCCGTAATTCCAAGTATGAGTTATTAAAGATGATCCACTATATAATCTCCAATTTATATTAACACCATTAGCATTACTACCATCTCTAAAGTGAGGATAGTGATTACCATTTGCATCAAACGCATTGTAATATAAATGCCCGTTATAAGCATTATCTGCACTTAAAAGTGAAACAGCATTGCTTGTACTCGCACCTCTTGCTGTTACGGTGGCTAAGGTGTCTGTTTCTGAAGTTAAAAACGCAGAAGCGTGTTGCCCGTCTAAAGTATCAGCGTCTAATCCTGAACCTGATCCGTCGCTGCTTGAATTCCATACCTCAGCCCAGCTTGTCCAAGTTCCATTGTAATAATGTCTAACATATTTGTCGTTAGTGTTATATCGCGAATACCTCTGTTCTGTTTGTAGCCCGTTACCTTGATCGCCACTTATTACTTCAAGTATACCAGCTGTGTTAACTGGATAATTAGATCCACTTGCAGCATCAGCGTTTGAGTCCTGAGCATAATAACCAGTAGTCCTATAATTATTTAAATCTTGACCTCCTGGAATTTCAGAACCTGACTTGAAAACACCAGATAGTCTAGAATTGTTCAAAGTGCCTGAAACTATATCTGAAGCATCGTGAGTGTGCACGGCAGCTGCAGCTCCTAATGAAGCTAAAGTTTGATCACCTGTGTTTGTTCCTGAAGATGTACCTGAAAAGTTTGAAGCTGATATATTCCCCGAAGAATTTATATCACCGTTATCTAATGCGATTGTTGCTTTAGAAGTTCCTGCTGATTTAAATTGAATAACGTCAGGTGTATTTTCATCATAAAATATACCCCAATCCGTATATTCCCCACTTACACACCATATAGTTGCATCTGGAGCACCTGTTGCTCCTCCCATTAATTTGCCTATAAAAGAGGGAGCTGTTATATCACCTGAGAAAGTTCCTCCGTTAGCAGCTGAAACAAAGTCTGTAGGTATTGTAGGAGTACCAGTAAGGTTACTATATGCCATAGTACCAAGTTCTGAGTAAGTTGGTTTATGACCTTCGTGATAAAACTCATACCAATTTCCCCAAGCAGTATTGTTCCTACTTCTAAAATAAATTTTCTGAGTATTCGTAGTCATAGCTATTTGATGACCATAATCACCTCCGTGCGTATTAAAGCTTAATAAACCATTAGCATTATGTAAACCGCTAGTTGGTATATTAGGGGAATTACTGTCAAAAGTAGTATAACTCCATCCACCTTCTTGAGTAGTAAACCTAGTGTCTAAGTCAATTCCCGACCTATGCCCTAAGAAGTTTGGCAAAACAGAGTTGCCATTCGTTTTAAAATCTATTTTATTTGATTCCAGTATTAAATCACCAGTCATTGTATCACCAGCAACATTTACAAATCTACCGTCAGACTCTGTTTTTGTATAATACACACTTAAATCCTGATCCCCTGTGTTTGTACCTGAAAGATTTGCAGCAGATAAATTACCCCCTATTGAAGTGTCTCCTGTACCTAAGTTATGATCTAGCTTAATATGAGCTGTTCTAGCCGCACCTGCATTGTTATATAATGTTTTAGACCCTAAACTACCTGCAGAGGACCCTCCTGTAAATTGTATCTTGTTATTACTATTTTCTGTACTAATCCCCCACTCTACATGGGGGTCATAATCAGCAAATATAATTGTATCTCCTTCTGCTGTTGCTTGTTGTATTGCTATAGAAGCTTGTTCGTCTCCAGTTCCTGACGCGGTAACTAATAATGCAGGTAAATTAGCACTAGAGTTTCCAGCAATACCTGCTTTTATAGTTCCGTTAACTTCTAACTTAGCACCAGGACTAATCGTTCCGATACCTACGTTACCTCTAACATACATATTACCATTATCATACATAATGACATTGTTGAATGCGTCATCAGAACTGTTCCATCTAAATCCATGAGAAGGAGCGCCTATAAAATATGCATTATCCGTAAGCGTAGATGCACCGTTTAATTTAATACCTCCATTTACATCCAGCTTATGGGTAGGACTATCCGTCCCGATACCGACTTTGCCGTTGTTTGAAATAGTAAGTTTAGCATCAGCTAAAGTTGCGTTATTTTGGTTAAGGGAATTATTTACTGCAAAATGCAATTTGCCTCTTGAATAACTTTCGCCTATGTCTTCAAATATAATCGCTGACTTCGTATTGTTACTTTCTCCTCCAATACCAATACCTGTCCAAACGCCAGCTCCATTATTAGTGCTACCCTCAAACCTTGCTACGTAATCGTTGTCAGTGTCTGAATGCACATGAAGCTTGTGAGTTGGGTTAGCCGTGTCGATACCCATCCTACCATTAACCTCATCCAAGTGTACAACAGTAGACTCTACGGTATTATCATCACCTACCCATATCTTACCAGTTGTAAGGTTAGGTACATCATTCGTTCTAAGTATAGATGAAACTACTAAAGACCCGTTACTCGCGTGTACACGAGATACCTTAGCAATGTTCTGTATTAATCCTGACCCTGTAGGTTTAGTCATTGTAAGACCACCACCTGATTTAACATAAACAGTATCATTAGCTGTTGTTGCTGTACCATCAATCGTAGCTGTTGCTAAAGCTTCTAATAATCCACCCTGAACACAAAATCCTTCGGCATTGTTATCTAAGGTAGACTCTAGTAATCCTAAAGCTGGCATTTTAGCACTATCAGAAGCATCCGCAGGAGCAATCTCTATCTTTCCCGAGTTTCCTGTCTCTCCCGTTACATAAACTGGTGTACCCTTCAGTATCTGAGCGCCTGAAGTATTCTTTACAGATATATGTACAGACTCTGATGATTCAGCTGACGCAGCAGTAGCACTTCCAAATGTTAGGTTTCCCGCTCCGTCTGTTATTATTGCCTGACCATTACTACCATCCGTTGAAGGAAAAGTGTACTGGTCGTTTATATTTATGTTATTAAGAAAACGCTTCGCCATTTAATTGTATTTAATTATTATGAGTACGTTACAGTACTGTCTGCAACACTATTCTTTGCGTCGATTACAACAACTCTTATGTCGTTTGTAGGGGTTTGTGCAAATATAATGGAAATTGCATTAATGCTTGTATGATCCACATCTGCAAACACAACTTCGCCTGTCGTAACGTCGTACATCTGAACTATAAGGTTCTTAGATGCTAAGCTATGAGTGAACGACGCTGTAGTGTTATTACCCATTGCACTAACATCAATCAATGCAGCAGCTGTTGCTAACTGGCTAATATCATCTAAAAGAGCAATAGTACCTGAAGCATCTGGTAATGCAACCGTATGATCTGCTGTAGGATCACCACCCGTTAATTTTATTTCAAAATCATTAGCTGTAGTTCCTTCAAACTCAATAGTGTTATTCTCAACAACCTTTACAGTTTCGTTTACGGTTGTTACTGTTCCAACTACCTCTAAGTCTCCTGAAATTAATACGTTATTGTTAACTGTTAATCCATCTACAGTAATGTCGCTCTGTAAACCAACAGTAATAATATCTCCTGATTCGGTAACTGTGACTCCATTGTCTGTACCTTGTATTGTTATAGAGTCTGTACCTGAACCTGAACCTCCTGCGTTTAGGTCTATAGTAGATGAGTTTGCACCCCCTGCTCCAACAGATATGTCGTAAGTTGTATCTGTATTATCAGACGCAGGTATCGTTACTGTAGATACATCTATTGCTGTTACGTGACCCTGTGCATTTGTAGTTACACCTGTTACAGCTTCAAAAGTACCGCCGTATGCAGGCGCATCTGTAGAGGTTGTGTCTGTTCTACTAGTATCTGCATGCGTTATAGTAGGTACCGGACCGTCTGCATTTGTTATATTAATATATGTACCTTGTGCAACACCAGTTATATCTCCTGATATACTCTTCCATTGAGAAAGCTCTGCATCATATACATATATAGATTTGTTACCATTTGTAGTATTGTAATATACCTGTCCATCTACAGGATTTGCTGGAGCTGTTCCCAACGGGTGAACAACCGCGTTTTGTAATTGATTCTTACTTAAATCAATGTGGTTTAAATATTTTGCCATGTTTTTAGTTTAAATACGCCTTACCTGAGAAAGCGGCTGTAAAGTTTATAGTTAATGTATTCTCGTTTGTATACGCTATATCGCCTACAACCCAGTTCCCACCTGAATCCACAATGGATACGGAAGGATGTTTCCCCAGATTATGTGTAATTTCCCAGCTTGACGATGCTGCAACTTGATTGTGTGTGTAATTTAAATCCCCGACTTTGTTAGGATCTGCAAATTCACTGAATATATAATGACCATCTATAGCTAATGATCCGTTTGATGCTAAATTTGTAAGTGTAACTACATAAAACGATGTTTCAGTCTCATGCTCCTCTATAGATTCTACATGAAATGTCCCATAGTTGTTAATTTTACCAGATTCTGCGATTATAATGTCTCCACCGGTAAATAAATTAAGCCAATTAGCGACGTTTTTACTACCAGGAGCAGTTTTACTTACCATCAACTCTGTTATCGCGCTAAAAGCCGTGTTTTGACCTCCTCCTGCTTCAAAACTAATAGTACCTGCGTTCCTACCGTCTGTAATATCTGTCTGTAATTTGAATAATATCTGATCCGCGACCGCCAATGTGTTTAATTCATTGAACATTTGGATCACTTCGTATAAAGAGTAGTTCTTTGTAGCAAAATTTGCGCCTGCTGATGTATCAGTCCCTATTACTTTGTCTCCTAGTTCAGGGATAGCGTCTACACCATAAGTACTTATTCTTGCCATATTTTTATTTTTATTAGTCTTTTATTAATCTTACAGAAAGGCCTGATTCTTTACTGCTATTATAGTCTTTAAAATACTCATAATAACTATTACAGAACCAATAAATAGCATTTGGTGATGAGAATTCCGTGGAGGTCCAAAAATTAGCGTTTGAGTTTATGCTATTAAATCCTACACTTTGTGCCCTATATCCTCCTGGGATGGCTGTAAAACCAGACTCATTAGTAGCTCCTTCATTTGGGCTATTCCATAAGCCTGTGCCTGCTTGTTTCATTTTACCCCCTGCAACTTCCCAACCTCCTAAATAATCTACTAATGTAGTGAATTCTTCTTCGGAAGGAACGTGATACCCCTCGGGAGCTAAACCTCTAGGATCATTCACAGCATACCAGTTATATAATTTACCATAAATTACCCCGTTTGCGGTGTTATTAGCGTAGTAACACCATGCTCCCGTAGTCAATCCGAAGAAGGTATTATTGAGCTGTACCTCTGGTATGGGATCACCGTTTCTATATGTATCAACATTCAAATTACATCCCATCCAGGTTTGGGTACCTATAACAACATCTCCTAATGTACATGAATAATCTGGGAAAATTAGTGTGTCGCCAGCGTAGATCCTACTTACGTCTTGTGTTCCCGCTTTTATATCACCCACAGAAGGTAATATACTACCTATTTTTAAATTTGCCATTATAAAATTATATAAAGTGTTGAATCTAGTTTAGACGATGCTTCGTATTCCGCTTGAGACAATGTTACAATTTGTGTTATTTTAGCTGTACCAGTATAAGTGTCTGTGTTGTTCCCAACAACCCCTATGGTGTCACCTGTAACTTCTAAATCCCCTGGGATATTTACGTTTCCTTTTAAGTAAGTGTCCGTTATATCGTCATTTCCTAAAGTAACTGTATTACTACCATTACCTATAGCCAGAGCACCGATAACTATTTGATTAGTTTGTCCGTCACTGTTAGACGATGATCTGTCCCCTATAAACACACAGTCGGTTAAGTTATTATGAGTAGACCCACCAGCCGCGGATCCTATAGCTACGTTTCTGGTGCCATCTACAAGTCCACTTAAGCTACTTGAGCCTATACCTATGTTATAATTAGAACCTACTAGCGAGTTTAAAGCACTGCTTCCAACAGCTACGTTAGCGCTACCTCCACTAATCGCTACTAAAGCTGAGTCGCCAACCCCGACGTTATTTATTCCACTACTTAAAGCTCTTAAAGATCTATAACCAACACCAACGTTGCGATCTCCAGATATGATATACTGACTCATAGAAGCGTTACCAATAGCAGTGTTGTAAAAACCAGTACTATTGTATCTTAACGCAGACCAACCTACAGCTGTATTAAAATCCCCTGAACTTTGCCCTAAACTAAGCGCACCAATTCTAGTGTTTTCATCCGCGTTTTCATTAGGACCAGCCCCAATAAGTACTCCATTAACAGTTATATCTTCAGTAAAAGTATTACTTAATGCAGGAGAAGCGTCTATAGTTACAGTGTCTAAAGTGTCATCTGTCGTGATAGTTATATTATTTCCAGCAACTAACGTAAGTGTGTCGCTAATTGAATCCGCAGTTACAGTTGTTTGACCATCTACAGCAAAGCTTTTAAATACGCTAATACCATCTAATTTAGTTTTGTCTGCAGCACTCATACTTCCATCTGCACTTGTAGTTGCTGCACTAATAGAAATTACAGGTGCAGCTCCACCACTGCTAATTATAGGAGCGGTTCCCCCAACGCTTTCAATAGAACCTGTACCATCTCCTGCTCCTATTAATGTTCTAATTTCTTCAGCAGTAATACCTGAGTTTAAGGTTGGTGTCGACCCGTCTGAAAGTATAGCTGGCACACCTGTATCTGGAGCTGTGTTTGTAATTGTTATAGTTCCAGATGTAGTAATTGGTACACCTGAAACACTTATACCAGTTCCCGCGGTAGCATTAACGGAAGTAACAGTACCAGAACCCTCACTACTACCTGCACCTATCAATGTTCTGATCTCTTCTGCGGTAACTCCCGATGCTAATGCCGGTGTGCCTCCTCCTGAGAACATAGCAGGCTCATTATATATTGGTGGTTTATTTGTTAAACTACCATAATCGCCATCAAAAGATGTAAAACCATCTGGGTTCGCTGCATCATAAGGTGTATAACCTATAGCTGATGTAATATCGGCAGGATCTATTTCCAATGCTCCTCCCAATGTTAGCTCTCCACTAGCCGTTACCGTTCCAGATAATGTTATACCATTAACACTACCGGTTCCCGCCACAGATGTTACAGTTCCACTCCCTGGCGATCCTGGGCTTTCTCCATTTATATATGCAGATAAAGCACCAACTGTAAACTTTTTGGTTACGTTAGCATTCTCTGCGTCTGATCCTAAAAGCTGATCTTTAGCACTTATGTTTGTATCTACTTGATACTGGGATATTCTTGCCATGTTCTATTATGTGTTTGTTGAATAGTTATTTCCGCTTTCCTTTTTAGTACCTTGCCCTTCATTACCTCTATTTGATTTTACAGAAACAAATCTTTGACGCTTATGATCATAATCCTGACCGTTAGCCTCGAGAGGATTCTCTCTTCTCTTACGCTGGGCATGTGCTTTTTTAGCCTTCCTAGCAGGAGACATCGCATAAGCCTTATCTCTAGCGGCTTTTGCTCTTCTAGCGGATGGTGAAAGTTGCTGTCTCATACAATGTATGATCACGCTCTTTTATTTTTACTTAAAACTGCGACGATAGCCTGTTATCATTATATATAACTACCTAATGTCGCATTGCTGTAAACCAAAAATAAAAATTAAAAATTTTTTTTACCCTAGCTAAAACTGAAAAATATAAATTTTAGATATATGGAACCATTGTGTTACGCTACGCTATACATTTTTTTTTTAATATACGGAAAACTAATTTTATTTTACCAGCCCCCCTGTGTTTTTACAATTTTGGTGATGTTTTATCCCTTTTTCTATATATAATATAATGTAACTAATAACTATTTTTTATTTTTTTATATAATTTTTGGGCAAATTTAATACGTAGTATTTTAGATAATATAAGTGTTATTAAAATAAATAAATAAATAAATATTAAAATTAAAACTAAATTATTATGCACAATTTAAAAATTCAAAAAGCAGTTACTGATCTAATAAATTTAACATCTGAGGAAGAGTGCTTAAATATAGAATATAGTATGGAAGCTCTAATAGAATATTTACAGTATGAACTCAAACAAGAAAAAAATTACATGGACTATTTAGCTAACAGAGATCATTTAATATAAAATAAAATATCAAAAAACAAACTTAATACGACTAGTAAAAGATAATAATAAAGTAAATAAATAACAATTAAAATTAAATATTATGACAAATCAAGAATTAATTACAAATGCAATTGCAAACATGACTAATGAAGAGAAAGCTAAGATCTTTCCACCAATCGAAAGAAAAAACTTTGTAGTAAGAAAAAGTTGGTTAGGTAGAAATCAAATCATCACCTTTGTAAACAACAAAAATCAAAAAGTTACTTATAACCATGATGAAGTATTAAATAGAATGTTACCTAAACTATCAATAATGCCATGTTGGATTAAAAGAGGATATTGGTCACAAAGTACTAATGCACCGACAACGGTAAGAGATCTATGTGAAATAATAGATTTAGAAGAGGTTACTACTGAAAAGTAGTAGCTTCAACTAAAGCAAACTGAATACGAAGTAATAAAGATAATATAAACGAATTAAATATAATAATTATGAACATTAAAACATTAATCCAAACAGAAATTACAAACCTAAGTACAAACGAACAGTACTGGGGAACTGAAGAGAACATTAACAATGAAAACAAGATCTTCGATTACATGCTAACAAGAGATATTGTAACACAAGATTGGTTTGACGACAAATTAAACTATACTAACGTAGAACGTTTACAAGCATTGTTAAACAGATTCAACGAACGTAAAATACTGATGGAAAGAGCTATCCAAGCATTTGGTACATCATCATAAAATAGTGCGACAATAGCCTGCTATTATATATATATAACAAGCTAACGTCACACTTTTCATTTCGCTGGTAATGATCGTTCCGTTGCCAGCAGCTAGGGCCTGGTGTATG